ATTCACATCCTGACATGGCGGCCTTGGGCCTGCCGAAGTCAGCCACGGCGCATTACCACATGCGCAGGGTTGCGGCACAGTCAACCCGAAGACCACAGAAGTGGCAAGTCCCCGCTGTTGTGGGTTTTCAGGCGCGTCCCTCCAATGACGACAAGCTCTTTTTGAGAAGAGACATTCTTGGTCCACTTTTGCGTGACCACGAACCAGTAGTGCCGGTTGCCACCCGCGCTAACCTCCTAGCCGCTGTTGACAAGCGGGCTAACTACCACACGGTTAAGCGGGCGCATTCCGACATTGTCAAGGCCTCTTCTCTTTTGCTTGATCGCATTGCCCCGGACGCCTGGGACCCTATCAGCATAACACACGACGAGTTCACGTCCTGGAACTCCCAATTCGACCCGGCGAAGCAAGCGCGCCATAATAAGGTCTGGCCTTTGGTTTCTGACATTACGACGAAATCATTCTCAGCCAAGCAGATCTTTGTTAAGGTGGAGGCATTGCTTAAGCGCCACGACAAGAATTGGGCCCCACGGATAATTTACCAGTCGTCCGACTTGCACAATGTGATCCTTGGGCCATACATGCAAAAATGTTGTAAGCGGTTGTTTTCCGCCCTTAAGATGGGCAACACCGCTGAAGCTGTCAACTATCTTGGTGCTTACGGCACTACTTCGTCAGAACTCGCCTCCTTCATTGGAAGGTCTGGAACTGACAGTAGCCGATTCATCGAGTGTGATTTCAGCTCTAACGACATGACACAAGTCGCAGATGTCCACATGTTGGAGATTCTTTGGTTGCGGAGGTTTGGTGCCCCTTTGTGGCTCACTGGGTTATTGGTTCACGCCAACAGCTTCAACGCAGTGAGTCATAAGTACGGCGTTCGGGTTAGGGTAACTAACCAGCTCGCCACGGGTGCTCAATCCACAACCTTCAGAAATACCATGTGGAACATGACAATCAACCATGCGTTTTGTTTGAGGGTAAAGGCAAAGGGTGATAGC